CTACATATACGTACCCCCGATCACGATCCTAACTTGATTTTCCCCTCACCCACTTTAGCCCATTTAGACTCCCTCCACCACTTAAGATAACCTAACACCACCTAAACATACCCTAAGCCCCCCCAATATAAGCCAAATAAACCCTTGACTTATCCACCCCATAAGCGCATAGTTAAGCATATCTCTATGCCCAACGCCTAAATAGCCGAACTACCCTCAGTTTAGACAAATTAGACCAATGCCACTAGCTACAGCCAGCGAAACAAGCGACACCCGCCGAAGTAAGCTAGCAGATTACACCCCACAAACTCCAGTCCTCCAGCTACCCTACCAGTTAGACATCCGCCCATACCAGCAGCCTGTGTGGGATTACATGATGCAGGATAAGCCTGGCCTCCGCGCTGTCACTATCTGGCCTAGACGTAACGGGAAGGACTTAATAGACCTTAACATACTCATAGCTAAGGCAGTACAGCGGGTGGGATTGTACTTGTACATAGGCCCGCTTCATACCCAAACTAGACAGATTGTCTGGCTAGGCGGAACTAACGAGGGTAGGAAGTTCCTTGACTACTTCCCTCAGCAGATAGTTAAAGCTAAGCGCAATTCAGTCATGGAGATTGACCTATTCAACGGCTCCATGATTAAGGTAGTGGGTAGCGATCAGTACGATAGCCTCATGGGGCTTAATGCTCTAGGCGCTATCTTTACTGAGTACAGTCTACAGCGACCTGAGGCATGGCAGTACATTAGACCTATGATGGCTGCCAATGGTGGGTGGGCTAAGTTCAACGGCACTCCTCGTGGAATGAACCACTTTTACCATATGTTCAGGATGGCTCAGAGGAACGATAGCTGGTTCTGTCAGTACCTCACTAGAGATGATACTAACGTACCTACACTAGAAGCCATAGAAGAAGAGCGTAATGGTGGGATGAAGGAGTCTCTCATCCAGCAAGAGTTCTACTGTTCGTGGGAAGCTAGCTCAGAAGACGTGTTCATACCGTTGGATGTGATAGCTCCTACTATCAAACCTGAGGCTGAGCTTAATGATCCTTCCCTATACAACTTTGAACCTAGAATCCTCGGCTGTGATGTTGCATACGCAGCTAAGGGAGACAAAGCTACCATCTGCTATAGACAAGGTAGAAAGGTACACTTCCTTAGATGGTATCAAGGGATGGACAACATGGCGTTTGCTGACGAAATTGCGAGGTTCATCAGAATCGTCAAGCCTCATATTGTCAACATTGATGCAGGGCGAGGTGAGGGTGTCATATCCAGATTGGAGCAGTTGGGTTACCAAGACTTAGTTAGAGGAGTCCACTTCGGTGGGAAAGTCTACGAGGAAGGTATCTACAACATGAAGGCTCTCATGTGGATGAGAACCCTAGAGTGGTTCATGAGTCCTAACATACCTGACATGACTAACCTGGATGAAGCTGCTCACAGCAACGGTCTAGCTGAGGAGTTACTAGTCAAGGAACTGTCCACTCCTTTTCTACAGTTGGATGAGAAGAACCAAGTTAGGGTAGAAGCTAAGAGTTCACTCAAGGCTCGTGGAGAAGACTCACCCGATCTAGCTGAAGGGCTTACACTCACGTTTGCTGAGGAGATATTTGCAGATGATGTACTTGACCCTAGATTAGAGGAGTTAGGTATTACAGCAGACATGCTAGAGTCTATAGCTACCCTGAACAATGAAGAGAACTATGACGTACTAGGTTACATGGACTCTCTTACTAACGGTTCCCCTGTCGGTTCAGGGAGCCTGTAGTGGATAAGATGAGTGAAGTAACTGACGTTTTGGTGAGTGAGCTGTATAAGTGGGGAGTCTCTGACTCCTACTTAGTGGTTCCTAGCTCCAGCTTAGAGCGAGAACAGGTGCAATGGTACTGGAACGCTCTAGCTGAGGCCGATACACTCCAATATAGATGGTCTGACGTGGTTGAGCCTAAAGCTGATGAAGTGGGAGCGCTGCACTACGTTACTCCTAATACTTACTTCGTTGTGGATGTTGCTACTAGACTACCTATTGCTGAGTTTGCTCTGTGCAACTTCACTGGTAAGGCAGCTCAGGTTCACTTCTCAATGCACCCTGTCAACCCTACTAGCGTTAGCTTGTTCCTAGCGGAGCATACAACTAACCTCATACTGAATAACTGGGCTGAGGTGGAGAACCTAGAGAAGAGTTACCTAGATACGTTGTATGGTGTAACTCCTAAGAAGAACAGGGTAGCCTGTTTATTCATTCGTAAGGTCGGATTCACTCAGTTAGGCGTGATACCTTCAGGTACTATGTTTAAAGGTGAAGTTGACGATGCTCTACTAACTATTAAAGAGAGATTAAACTAATGGCTACGTGTCCAATGCAAGAAGAAGCTATCTATTTGAACTATTTGAAGCAGAGGTTAAACTAATGGCTATACCTACGTTCCAAGATTGGCAGCAGAACATGACTTTCAAAGGTCTGTCTGGTGCTGAGACTACTAAGGCTAGGAATAGCCAGAAGTATTACGATAACTTTTCTAGAGCTGCTCAAGGTAAGTACGGTAACGCTGTAATTGCCCAGCACGGTCTAGCTAACCTCCGAGCTCAAGTTGATCCCATGGCTCAGATGATGGAGATGTTCAGTGGCGGTATGGAAGCTATGGCCGGCCCTTCTGCTGAGGAGCTTAGTGCTGAGGCTGATGCTAGAGAAGCTGAGCGACTGAAGACTGCTGGCCTTAACAGACGAGATGAGCTGTACAGAAACTACACTGAGTCTGCTGAAGTAGCCACCAACTACATTAACGATCTAGTATCTAAGGAGCGATCTAACGCTGCTCTTATGGGAGTGGATTACAACCTCTCTGATGCTGATAAGTTAACCCGTACTGAGAACTACTTTGCTGACATCTGGGGTTCTAACGATCAGGAAGAGCTGCAAGGCTTGTATGATGAGTGGGGCTACATGGATGATATGGACGAAGCTTCAGCGTGGGTACTTAGACGCGGTGTAGGTGCTGGAGGTGCAGACGAAGGCGAGAAAGAAGACGTAGCAGCTACTTCTATTACAGGTCAGGGAGGTAGCACACTAGCTACCCAAGGCTTACTGGCTGAGGATGAGAATCCCAACCAAACTTCATTGTTGGGGGCGTAGCTATGGGCGGCAAATCTGCACCAGAAGCACCTCCACCAGTCCAGCCACCAGCTATGGATATGGAGTCAATGATGATGATGATGTCCTCTATGATGGGTGGCCTTAGTGGTATGACTCCTCCTGGCGTGCCTGAGCTACCCGAAGCACCTGAGATAGAGCGCACTCCTGAGATTGACTGGAAAGAACGTAACGCTCAGCTACAGGCTAAGATGAAAGGTGAGCAGTTCTCTGACAACGCTGCTAGAAAAGGTAGAACAGACACTATCCACACCTCACCTCTGCTAGATGAGCAGCCTGATGTGGCTGAGGTTGCTAGCTCCTTACTAACTGAGACTGCGTAATCATGCAAGTACCTGAAAAGTTTACGTTTGATAAGGTAACTCAGATTTATCAAGAGTTACGTGATGAACGCTCTGAGTGGGAAGCTGACGCTAGGACTATTAGCGACTGGCTGCTACCGGGACGTGGTATCTTCCAAACGTACACTAAGCCACGTAAGCGTAAGCTAACCACACCTAACGTCATTAACACTATAGGTGAGGATTCCCTGTATGTAATGACCTCAGGTATCCACGGTAGACTTAGCTCACCTGGGATGCCTTGGTTTAGGTACGCTTGGCCTTCAGAACAACTGAACCAGATGGAGATGCTGAAGCAATGGCTACAGCAAGCTGAGAAGATCGTTATCGCTGGCTTACAGGCTAGCAACTTCTATGCCATGATCAACTCCTTCTATGTTGAGTATGGTGGCTACGGTACAGCTTCTATCTACGTTGGTGAAGATACCTACGATGATCAGGTTCCTGTACGCTATGAGTTAATGACGTTTGGTGAGTATGCAGTATCAATGGGGGCAAATGGCCTGCCTGAGGTATACTGTCGTACTATCTTCATGTCTCCTAGGCAGATGGTGGGTCACTTCGGGGAGAAAGCTGTAAGTGAGGAAGTTCAGCGTCAAGTAAAGAACAATGAGTCTGGTGCAGATAAGGTTAATCTGGCTGTACTAGAGTTTGTAGCTGCTTACCCTCACCAAGACAAAGAATACATCAGAATCTTCTATGAGGTTACTGGTACAGGTAACACTGGTAGAGGTTCTCAGAACCGATCTAACTTTAAGCTAGGTGAAGAGCCTCTGCAAGTAGACGGTTTCTATGAGTTCCCTTATGTGGTTGGTAGGTGGAGCACAATAGGCTCAGATACTTATGGTATCGGGCCTGGCTCACGTAGCATCCCTGACATCAAGCGTTTGCAGGAGATGGAGAAAGCATTTCTTATGGCTACTCATAAGAACATCAATCCTCCGTTGAACGCTCCA